CACAGGATTCGGCTTCCCTTCAAATAGTGGTAGACTTATGTCTTCTAAACATCAACACAGTTTGAAGTATTCAGTTCAGCTGCGGTCAGCGAAGGCGCGTGATAAAGATCCGGCTCCTGAAGGCGACGCAGCTGAAGCACAACCAGAATCCGCCCCGGTTGCGCAAGCACCAGAAGACCGTTATGGTGCTTTTGCTCGTGCTTTGAACGCTAAGGTTCCCTTAATCTATAATAATGCGAAGGCTGTGCAAGAGATGGCTAGTTTACAATTACCTTGCGCAGCGAGGAACGATAATTTTACTCTTTTGAATCCTCATGCGACGGCCGCAAGCGTTCGGTGGTTGGCTACGCGACAAGCAATGGTACATATGGTGAAAGAGCATCCGCCTGCTATAATTTCTATGTACGGGGCTCCTCGAGATCAACAAATTTGGGGCTTGGTACAAAATCCTCCATGTCCATTACATATCTACAGACCTATACTAGTTCCTGATGATATTCGTCGAGAGTGTGTTTCTGTAGGTAATGTGGTGGAGGGAATTTATGTTGGTCCTGAGGGAGCGGCTTTGTTTGTCGATGTGTATGCTTTGGGGTCCCAGCCTTTGACACCTGCTAATTTAGCGAGATTCTTAGGCCCTCGTTCAGCTTATTTCGTGTTAAAGAGATTTGACGGGAATTTTAATCGCTTTTCTACTGGAGCGTGGATTCGTTCAAATGGTCAGATACATGCTAGACCAGACGACTCAACGCAAGAGTGGATTGCGCATGATCCTGTTGATTGGTTGCATAATGGCGGCTTTTCAAGTGGAATAGCCTGGTCTGTTATTGCAACTGTTGCTGATATGGACATTATAAAGGTCATTCGGTTGGATGATGCTGAAATGTTCAATGAGCAACCTCTTGGCGTAACGACTGTTCGAGTTCCGGCTTTAACTGGTGTTCGTAGTATGCTTTACCAGTTATTAGTAGGCTCTTTAGCTCGTAGCTACTATGTGACTACCTTATTATGGTTGGTTTCATTTTGCGCTTGTGAGGAATTGACCGTAGATAAAGCTCTATATGGTCAGTGTTGTCTCTGGTTGCAAGGACGAACGCGTTCCAATTGGAATTACCGCGCTTTATATGAACATGCACGGGATTTGATAAAGGATCATACGTTTATTCTTGCTTCATGGCCTCGAGAGTTCAACTTGGCTTTAGATACTACGGTCCGAGCGGCGTGGTTATCCACTTTGGTGACAGGGTATGTGTCTTCATCACAAGTAGTGGTTATTGGTGCGCCTGTAGCAGAGGTTGTTAATGCTAATTTGCGAAATGTTGATGTTCCACTTAGATCAAATTCCTTTTATTGGTTTATTGGAGCATTAATAGTTCTTTTCTTATGCATGATGATACCTGCTAGCACCCCTCCCCCTTTACCATTATATAATGCGACTCCTATGTCTGTGCTAGATGTGTGGTGGAGTCCATTGATGGAGGAAGTTTTGAAGATGCATTGGAGTGGTTTGCTCCTAGTAACCGGTGTTGATTTCTATAGACATTGGAGTGTGGCTACGGTTGTATTCCACCAGGTTACTTATCGTTTACCTTTCCCAGTTCGTTTGATTGTGCATTATTGCTATAACTACCATATACAATATGGACCTTCTTGGCATGTAGTCTTGGAACGAATGATCCCTAGTAATATCGTACAGAGTATTAGGAGTCTCGTCAATAAGATTATAGGCTTCGATCCATGGAGTAGTTTTAAGGCACAAGCTTATGAATTGTCTTGGGAACAACGATTGTTTTACCCTGAGGAGGTCCGATCGACTCCTTTTGCGCCAAGGGATTGGGTTGTTCCACGGCAGCTGTTCGCTCATACTCCGACTAAACCCATTTGTCCTGACTTAGTAGTTGTTGGCAATCTACCTAGTGGAGATATGTGTCCAGAAGATCCATATTTCTGCTATTGGCCTGTGGATGTGCCTTCATTTGTGCCTGCCCGTACGTGGGACATGTGGACTGCGGGAGTTCTGGCCAGAATCTTGGCCCCGCCTCCATTGCCTCCTGAGATTCAACTCATGAATTGGCAAGCTGCGCCTTTTTCTTGGTTTCAGGCTATGTTTCCTCAATTACCTGTGATTAGTTTTGAGGAGGCTTATGCAGCTTGGTTATCACACTTTCCCAACAATAAGCGTAAATTGATGATTCATGCTAAAGATGATATTGATCGGGATGGTTTCAACGCTTCAAAGATGACTGTACAGCTATTCGTCAAGGCTGATGAGATTTTGTTGCGACCTTCACTTAATTTCAAGCCTCGAATGGTAGCTAATATAGATCCTCGGGTACAAGTATTGACCGGGCCTTACATACGTGAGGCTACTAAGCGCCTTCATGAAATTTGGGGTTTAGACACTTACACTAGTGTCCGACTCTGGGTTCATGGAATCTTTACTCCTATACATATCACTTTTGGGTCTGGTTTATTGGATCGTCAATTAGATAAGTGGCTTGAGAATACTATACTCTTTCCAGATAGTGTATGGATTATTGTTGCGGGGGATGATAGTGTGATGGCTTTGCACCATGAGTATTGGTGCGCTGATGCAAGTTCCTTTGATCAATCTCAATCGAAAGGACCTCTTGAGTTTGAATACCGCTTTATAGCTCGATTAGGTGTTCCGACCGATGCGATAGATATCTTGCGTAAGGTGTCCTATGCGCCTTATCGGCATGACAGAGATGAAAACGATCCGACACGTTTTCGGATCTATCGCAATAAACGCCCAATGCGAGATACAGGAGGTGCTGATACCACTTTAGGCAATTCGATCGTTATGGCATCAGCTTGGGTTTATGCGGTGACTAGCAATTCTAGTTATGAGGATGCTTTTGCCTACTTAGGCTTTAAGATGAAAATGCGAGTTACAGATGTTGAGGGCGTTAACTTTCTCAAAGGTTCTTGGCCAATTGCCATTGTTGATGGAAATGTGACGCGCGCATGGTTGCCTTTACCTAGTCGGTTCTTGAAGTTTGGCAAGAGTTTACGTAATCCTTGCCAGATCTATCGTATTCATGATAGGGAGACAGCAGTGCGTGTGCATGCAAATTCATTAGCCGCTTGTTACGAAGTGGCATCTGCGGTTCCTTTGATTAGAGTTTTCGTTCAGCGTTTTCGAGATTCGTCTTTGCCTACGGTTTCATTTGAGTTGTCGAATGATTATCATCTATATAGCGTTCAATTCTCTCTTCTTCCACCGTGTGAAGATCCTCATCACCCACTCATTCAATATTATGGGCACTATTATGGAGTGGATCCAGGTGATTTCCTGAAGGTTGAAGAGATGCTCAAATCAGCTCCCTTATTTTCTTTCCTGGAGGCGCCATTATTTTCGATAATGGCGCGTGTTGATTATGAGTAATGAGTTGGCGGTGTGCGAAGTTATTAACTTTTGTTTTTAACTTAATAAAATGGCTACTGCAGCCGACGTTATGAAATTTGCTGGAACAGCTAGAAGAGCTGGCGGGAAAGTGGTCAACGTGTATAAGAAGATTCGTTCTAATCGACAAGCTCGTGGGAAACGAGTCTTGATGCCTGCTGCTTCTTATGCACCGGGTGGTTGGTCTAAGCGTTTGACTCGTAAGCGTCGTGCTAAGTCCGCTCGGACTATTATGTCTCAAGAGTTGCGAGTAGCTCCAGTTGCAACCCAGACTGGACAAGCAATTGTCCAACCTGAGGCGGGTGCTATACGCCGTGCCGATGCTATGACTCGAGATGTCAACTATTATGACCCAACACATTATGCAGGTAGTTTAGTTGACATGGTTTGTTTGGCACCTGGTAACTGGACTGACTTCCCTTCGGGCGCTGCTATGTCTTCACAGTTCCAATATGCGAAGTTTAACGCTCTAGATTTAGTCTACTCTCCGAATGTAGATTCAACGGTTCCTGGTACAGTAGTACTAGGTTTGTTGGCGAATCCAGAGCGCGTTAGCGATATAAAGGATGCCCAAGGAGTTGCTGGTTTGCAGATTACTAAGTCTTTCAGTGTTAGTCAAGCTCAACAGTTGCATTTTACTGCTAGCGAGTTTAATACTATGTTTAAGCAGTTTCCTTTGACCGATTTGACTAAGCAGGATATAGATCCTATGCAGACGATGCAAGGTTATATCGTGTGGACTGTTACAGATTCCACACTTCCAGAAGGTGTCACTACTTTTCAACGTAAGGTTGGTAAGTTTTCTTGGTCGTATTCTATCCAACCTAAAACGCCTACTACTACCAAGGATGTGAATTCCTATTCTTTAGAGATGACGCACCTTTGGGAGGACATGGATACCTTAATTGCTGACGTCCATGAGCGTTATGCTGTAGTGTTCACCTATCTGCTGAAAGATTTGAGTTATTCTGGAACTGGTACCGCTCTTGATCCATACGTGTGGACTTTAAGCCTTCGCGAAAATCGCGGGGCGATGATGGAAGTTGAAGCACAAACTGGAGGAATTGATCATTGGACTCCTGTTTCTGTGGTCGCAGGAGCAAATTCTTCCGTGGTTCCTTTCGTCACTACTGACGCACCTGATGTACATAAATTGTACATGATGAACGCGATCGGTCCAAATCTACAATTTTCTTTTGTGATCCAACCATCTACAGCGACTGATGCAATGGTACGCTTTAGGTGGCGCATATTTAACGTACATTCTTCAATTCGTGCTGAAGCACTTCCTCCGTTAGCTCCTCCGGCTAGCGCTGTGAGGTTGGTGAGAAAGAAATAATCGATAGCATTAAACATAAACGTAAACATAGAGATAAACCAAAAATATTTAAAATAAAATCAGAAAAATTTAAATATACAAAATAAAAACAAAAA